TTTGTAAAATCTCATAATATTAAATTTAAAAGCTGCTAACAATAAATAAATTGAATAGTGCATTGCAGCCGTTTTGCTTCTATCCAAGTGTAGTGAAGATGCACTACTCATTTTATTAAGGTCGTTAAAATAGAAGTGAAATAATAGTAACCAGTACAGCCACTATTGAAATACTCCTATTCCTCAATATTTTCATATCTTTATCTCTCGACTCTCTTAATAGTATAGCGTTGTTCTTGCTAAGACTATTTGCAGCCGTTTTAAGCGTGTTTATATCTTTGTCTGCACTATCTAATACCTGTATCAGCAAAAGCTCCTTAGATGCGTTAATATAGCTTTGAGACATTAAACTATCCTTCTGTATAAGCTCCGTGTATATGCCATCCATTTGAGATAGCGAGATGCACACAGTAGTATCTCCGTTATTATCGGTTAATACGGTCTGAGAATAACTGCACACGCTTAGTAGCAGGAAGGGTATTATAAATGTAAATCTTTTTTTCATAGTATATTTTTAAGGTGTCTTGTTTTAATTGCAGTACATTAATTTTTTTGTATATTGTATCTGTATTAGTTAGGATTATAGGGTCTAATATAATAGGTTTAGGCTTTGGATTTATGTAAAAGCCCAAAGCACCACCTAAGATGAATAGTATTAAATAGGGTAAGTATTTCATTCTACTATCTTAAACACTGCGTCAGCTTTTACGTTCTCTTTTGCGCACATTTCTATTATGTACTCATAGATAAGCTCTTTGTGGATGGCAGACTCTCTTAAAAGTGCTGACCAATTGCTTATTGTCTCTCTGTCTTCTCGGTACTCTTGCTCTTTGGCTAGTACTGAATTACAAACTTTCTCTATTCTTGTGGCTATGTCTGTCATTTTTTCTTATTTATTATACCTAATTTGATGTATTTATTGTGTATTCTATTGTAAATATACAATTTTATAGCTCTAATCATCACAATATCTTATTTATCTGTATGTCGTGGCTCTCTATTATCTCCGCAATCATCTCAAATACTAAGTCGGAGGGGTCTAGCTTTGGATTTCTTTCTGCTTTCCATTCTATTTTCTTCCTCAGGTTGTACGCTATCTCGTGGAGTGCTAATGCCATACTTTCAGAGTTTGCACATTGATAGTATCTTAGTTCGTCTGCTACCGTGTTTAGGTTAAATTTTAAATTTGCTTCCATTATCTGCTTCTTTTTATTTGTTCTATGTCATTATCTACGGCTAAAAGCTCGCATAAATCTTCGTGTCTTTTAAAGTTAATTGAACTTGTTTGGGCATCATTTTCATAAGTATTTACTGCATGTATAATACTACTATGGTCACGTCCTCCTAGTAGCAAACCTATGGCTTCAAGAGGGGTGTTGAGCATAGACTTTATAAAGTAGCATATAGCAAATCTAGTCTCTACTATTTCACGCTTGCGAGTAGTACTCTTAACTAATTGATTAAGCCCTTTTGTGCCTATGTTTGGGAATCTGATTCCCATAGGCGTATTTTCACAAAAGTAAGCACTAACAATATTGACTATCTGCTCAGGCTTGCTTATGTCGATTAATTGCTTGTTAATTGTATGCGTTCGCATCGCTGGTATTAAGTATGGGTTCATAATCCTAATTTTTGTTTTAATTGTTTATTTTGGGTTATCACTCTACCTAGATAAATGAAAGGTACTATAGTCCCCGTTATTATCCCTATTGATAGTACATACCAATGATTGGCAGGGGTGTTTATTACTTGGTTAATTAGTTCAGTCATTATGTCTTTTATTAAATTTATAGTCTCTTAATTCTTTACTCGCTACCCTATACGCTTTCATTAGCTCAGAGTATTTCTCATCTCCCTCAAATAGTTCGGAGTCATTTGGCTCTACTTTTATTATATCAAAACTACTGGCAGACTCTAGATTTCTAAAGTCTGACAATAGTATTTTTATTAATACTGTGGAATCCATTACTTAGGGGTGAACTCACCATACTTAAATCTTAACTTACCATTATTATCCTTTGCTGCAAGCCCTAATAGTTTACCATCTTTAAATTCGCTTATCCATTTCCACTGCTTTAGTTTGAAGTTCCAAGTGGGCTTACCATCTTTAATCTCGTCATCTAATAGCTTAATGCTTATAATAGGATAGTCATATAGTTCACGCCCTATACCCCAGTTAAAACACGCTCGTTTAAAGCTATCAGAGGCTAAACCTTTGGCTTGCTCCGTGTTGCTCTCCGTGCCTGTATCTTCTTTGCTGACCCACTGCTTTATCTCGTCACTCCATATTGATACTATGCAGTTTTTATTATCTCTAGTATGCTCACGTTTCCAATACAAAGCCCCTACTGCGTCATCTAGCTGCTGCATATCTACCCTTGCATCTTTGTACGCTAATATAGTAGCATAGCCGCCTTTGTTAATTGATTGTACCCGAAAGTCTATGCTTTCTATTGGTAGTGGTGTTGTTAATTCTTTCATTGTATTTGTGTTTTATACTTAGTTAAATTGTTTTTAATAATGTACGCATCCCTAGCTGCTGCGGCTTGTTGAGGGGTATTGTAAGTACCTAAACTGATTGTATTACCTTTTACATAAATCCTGCATCTCCATTTTCCACCGAGCTTACTGACACCCACAAACCCCGAAGTGTTGTTTTTAAACTTCCTTCTATTTAGAATATTATCTCGCGGAGTGACAAATCTACAATTAGTAGGACTATACCCATTGTTGTTGTCAATTCGGTCAATGTGCAGATTTTCTTTGTATCCGTTAAACTCAGCCCAATCTATAAAATCTTTGATACTATTTAACCATTCATCACATACGTCTATCCCCCTACCTCCGTAGTTTTTGTATGATTCGTTGTTCTTATTATAACACCTAGTTTTCATTCCGTAAAACACACAATACAATGGATGCTTTACTAGTCCGTGCTTAAACCTTTTGCCACTCTTTACTCCCCCTAGTTCTTTATATAATCCTTTCATATTTTAGTTGCTTTTTCTGCGAGTAAACTTCTTACCTGCGCTAGATTAGTGTCTCTTTTGTTAGCGTTTAAAATTGCTAAATGAGTCACATCTAATATAGGGCGAGTAGTTACGTCTGTTATTTTCCGCTGTCTGTTAAGTACGGAGTTAAGCGTGTGAATGCTTATGCCTCTCTTGTTGGCTATTGCTTTTCTTTCAGCTTCGCTAGTCAAGTGCTTCAATGCTCTTGCAGTGTACTGTGATAGTTCATTGTTTTCAAATGTCATTATCTTGCTCTATTTTATTAATAGTTAGTAGTGTTTTGATTAGCTCAAGTCTACGGTGAAGATTCTCGATAGTTCCCTCTTTAGCTTCTAACTCAGCGAGCCTTAGCTCTAATTTGTCTTTAATTTTGTTTATCATAATTTTTCTAATATTCCTTCTAATTCATTAATTCTATTCTCCCAGTAGAAGTCATAGCTAAAATTATCGTCTGCGTCTGCATACATTTCTACCTTTCTTGCTTTCGATTTGTTAAGCTCTGTCTTTACCAAAGCTCTGAGAGTAATACTCTCGTGTACACTAAGATTCATATTTTGCTGAAAATGATATTATCCCGACTACTAAAAAAAACACAGCAAAGAATGGCTCGTCTATGTACCACATCCCCAATACCTCTATGGGCATAAGGTATCGGAGTATTTTAATGGTTTGATTCCTAAAAGTTTGTTTCATTTTGTTTTTTATTATGATGCAAATATAGTATATTTATTTAATACGCAATGTTTTATTTTATATTTTTAACATCCAATATACACCATACGCTTGAAGCGTACGGGGTGCATATTCGGGCGTTGTAGGTAATACTACTTTTTTACTATCCTTTCAAAAACAACTTGTTTAGGGAGCATATCCTTTGTTAAAAATACACTTGAAAACGGTGGGTTAAGTTTAGGCTTCACATCTGCGTAATCCTTAAAGTAACTTACTCGCTTATCAAAATACATTATCTCAAAATCATTGTCCGCAAACATTGTAAATCTTTTTTGACTCTCAAATAATCCAACAACACCTACCAACATAGCAAATGGTTTTCCTAATTCAAACAGTTTGCTAAATACTTCAAATTTAATTGAGTAAGGAGGATTACTTATTATGTAATCAATGTTACTTGGTGCTTCATAATTAAAAAAATCCTCACCGTTTTCAATGTGTGTATTTAAAACCCTATGTCCGTTTTCAATCAGCAGTTTTACAAAGTTACTTTCTGCTAAATCAAAAGGACACCATACATAAGAGTTAGGCTTTAAATATTTTAACAAAGGTTTTATTGCATAGTTTGGAGTATAGAACTCATCATTTTCATTTCTTGCAGTTGTTTTTTCTGCTTTGTTTGTAATCAAATCTAATTTCATATTTATTAATTTTAGTTATTATTATCCGTACTACCTACAACACCGTATATAATTCAGTTGTGAAAAACAACCGAAATCATATACAAACCGTTAGCAGTAATTTAAAGGAAACCAACCTATCGTATCGTTGAACTGGACAAAACGATGAAGTCCGCTATTGTCTTTTAATACTTTTGTTTTTATTTCACTGCCATCTTTTAAAACTGCAATAAACTCAAACCCTTCTTTGTTAGGTATTAGTGCTAATTCTTTCATTTTTAAGTTCTTTATTTGATTAATATTCAATTACTTATATCCACAGAGGGGCATCAATAAACCTCTGTGGAATTTTTGTGAGATAGGTTGGACTCATATTTTAACCATATTTCTGACCTCAGCAAAAAGGCATAAAACTACACCTAACACTGTATAAAAGCCATAGAAAAAACGGCTCTTATACTCACGTAGCAACTATAAACTGCTTTTTGCAATTCCTAAAAATAAGTCAATATCCCAATTATCGTCAGGAATTTCACCACGTTTATAAACCTCATACGCAGTTAACAGTTTCCTTTGGTTGCTAACACTATCTATAGGTAATTTTTGCCCTTGCTTTAGTGCTTTTAAACGAAATTCAAATTCATTTAAGAACTCTTGGTCTGTTGGTACTCCGCCGATCCCTTCCATTCCTTTTATTATGTCAATTACTTTTTCTGATATCTTCATAATTTATTTATTTTAATTCGAGCAAAAACTACCCATAGATTTAACATTGTACGCAATTATTTTTTTGCCTTAAACACGTGCTAACTCAATACGTCCTGTATGTAATTCTTTAAGTCTTTATTTGCTTTAACCGCCAATATTTTTAAAGGCTGTACATCTTTTTCTTTTATGTCTATGTTTTTTCTCATTAGTTCTTGATTGGGTTTTGATTAATTAAGTCAATGTTGCTATTTGCGAACGCAACAGCCTCATTGTAAGTATTAAAACTCTTGATTAGTTTATCTTTTCTATCTAAAAAAACGAATTTACCACCTCTTTTGAAGCAGTAAATCCATCCGCTTTCGCTTAATTTAATTTTTTGTTTGCCCATTTTTCAGCCATTTTAAAAGACTTATAAGACTTGCTATCTAAAACTTGTTCTTGTCCGTTATAAACTTGAACATAAAACGCTCTAACCATTCCCGTTCCATCTGTTGAGATATTTACTTTTTTACTTCCTGTTGTGTTTGATATAGTTGTCATAATTTGTATATTTTAAGGTTTGTTTCTTTGTTATTGTACCACAAATATAGTATAATTATTTAATACGCAACAAATTAAATTGCATTTATTTTTATAATTACTAAATCTTGATTTGCTTTCTCGCTGCTTATCTTAATATCCTGCACTATCTTATAGCTATCATCTTCAAAGATTATATCTTCAATCATCTTAACCATAGCCACGCAATTAGAAGCGTCTAAGGGTCTTGATTTAAAGTAGCATTGATATTCTACGGAATATACTTTATCTTTTGGCAGTACCTCTTTACATTGGCTCTTTACTATCATAGTGTAGTTGTCTTTAATCTGCTTTCGCTTTGTCCAATGCATACCAGCATACCATTTGTTTAAAGAAATTTTTGGCAGATTATAAAGTTTTATTATCATTTTGCGAATATATCAAAAATAAAGTTATATTTGCAGAAGTATTTACCAGTGAAGGGGTTAATATACTGAAAGAACTTTACAAGACCAACCTTAAGAACTGCCTCACTCAGTTCTTAAGCGAGGTCTTTTTTTATGTCACAAATTAAATAAATAAAATTATGAGAGTAGTAAAATTTGAATACGAAAGAAGTTCAACAGTTCTAGAAATTTTTAAGCAAGACCACAATTATCAGGTGGACTTTGTTTTGACAGACGAAAACGGTAGTAAAATGTTAGCGGTAGATGAAGAAGATTTACGTATTCTAATAGGGGACTTAAAGAGAATGCTAAAAATAATGCAAGACGGGGACTTAAGAGAGATATAAATATGAGCGGATGGATAAAATTACATAGACAACTCAATCAGCACTGGCTATGGTCAGATGCTAACTATCTTAAATGGTGGCTTGACATACTTATAGAAGTAAACCACGCACCTGCTAGAACAGTTATAAAAGGAACTATATATAACTGCGAAGCTGGTCAGAAGTTATATTCATACGAGACTTGGTCTAAAAGATGGGGTGTAAATAAAAGTAAGGCTAGAAGGTTTTTAATTTTGCTAGAAAAAGATGGAATGATTATGCTAAAAAACGAAACGCAAACGACACGGCTAACTGTCTGTAAATATGACACTTACCAAAGTACTGATTCAAATAGTGAAACGCAAGTGAAACGCAAACGAAACGCAAGTGAAACGCAAGTGAAAACAATAGAAGAAGAAAGAGAAGAAGAAGAAGGAAAAGAAAAGGATATAGGGGGTCTAGAATTAAAATTATTTAGTGAGAATACAATCGTTAAACCTAAAAGCAACTTCGATAAAAACTTTGATAAGTATAAACTTTTTATGGTCAAGTATAATGAGATTAAAAATTCTCCGTACAAAGGCAGTAAGAATGATGTAAATAATTTTATGTTTTGGCTAGACACTTATACTCCCTCTGAGATATTAAAAGCAGTAAGCAACCACGATGATAAGTTTTGGGCTGAGAAGATAAACCCGCAATGGTTATTTAGAACTAAAGACACCAAAGGGCAACCAGTGGATTACATAGGGCAATTATTAGAACACGTAAATAGAAGCAAGCTAAGAGTATGAAAATAACAAACGAAGATAACATGGAGTTAATGGCTCGCTATCCTGACAATCACTTTGACCTTGCAATAGTTGATCCGCCCTATGGGATTGGTATGGATAAAAGCAGAAATTTAAATAAAGGCAATAAGGCAGGTTTTAAAATATATCATGATACCGATTGGGATTCAAAAAGTCCTGAAAAAGAATATTTTAACCAATTAATAAGAGTAAGTAAAAATCAAATAATATGGGGTGCTAATCATTTTATAAGTAAAATACCTTACGACAGTAGTTGTTGGGTTGTATGGGATAAAAACAACGGAAATTCAGATAATGCCGACGCCGAGCTTGCTTGGTGTAGTTTTAAGACATCAGTAAGAAAATACACTATTAACATAAGTAAAACTTATAAATACAGAATACACCCAACTCAAAAGCCGACCGAACTTTACGAATGGCTTTTAATGAACTACGCAAAAGAAGGCGATAAGATTTTAGATACGCACTTAGGATCTGGCTCAATAGCTTTAGCGTGCCACAATCTAAAGTACGATTTAACAGCTTGCGAACTAGACAAAGAGTACTTTGATGCGGCTATGAAGAGACTAGATCAGCATAAAAAACAACTAAAACTATTTTGATATGATAAAGAAGAGCAGCGAAATAATAGAGCAACTGATGCACTTGCAGAAGTACGGACTCCCCGAAGGTAGCAAAGTAGGTTTAAAGTCTTTTGATAATAACCTTACATTTGCTAAGGGAGGTTGCACAGATATAACTGGCTACCCCTTCTACGGAAAGTCTTTAGTACTTAAAGAGATAATGATGGGCTTAACAATAAACGAAGGATGGAGGCACTGCGTTTATATGCCTGATGATGGTAGCGATGTCGAAGTATTAAGTAATCTGATGCACAAACTCACTGGAAAAACCTTTGACCAGCACTATGATAATGCTATTACAGAGAAGGACATCGTCAAAAACTCGGCTTTTTTGAGCGATAAGTTCAAGTTTATTAGCTCAGAGCATAGCTTAGAACCAGAGGAGTTTTGGAATATAGCCAAAGAGCAAGGCTGCAATAGTGCAGTGATAGACTCTTGGAATTATATGGCACACAAGGGCGAGCCAACAAGCCCCGACTACCTGAGGAAGATACTAAGTCTAAGGAATAGGTTTATGGATGTCAACAAGATGCACGCCTTTACAATTATACACCCTAAGAACCCTGACCCTAAAGCGGTCAAGGATGGCAACGTCAAAAAACCTAGCGTGTATGATTTGATGGGAGGCAGTGAGTGGAATAATAACGGTAAGAATATAATGGTAGTTCACAAAGAAAGTAAGGATAACAACCAACCTTATCAGATATACATTGACAAAGTAAAGCCTAAACACTACGGAAGGCTCGGAGATTGCAGCCTATGGATGGACTGGAATAAGCAGAGATACTATGAGTATGATGTAGTGGAGAGCGTAAAGACATACGCATACGGTAACGAGGAAAAAGTAAAAGACCCGATGAAAGATAATTTATTTGAAGTAAAAGACAATGAACCATTTTAATTATGAGAACTGAAAAAGAAATCAAGAAACTTATAGCGGAGTTTAAGCCACCAATAAAGAAAGCAAAGAGCGTGATAAATCAAATGAAAGTAAAGTTGCAAAAGTACAACGGCAAAGGAAAGGACGAAGCCAGCGAACGTATAGAGGTACTAGACAACCTAGTGATGCACTGTGTGGCTATGCAAACAGAGTTTAACGATATGGAAGAGGAATATCATAGAACACTGATGACATCATTAGACTTGCAGGCTAGACTTGATAAGGCAAACTGGCATATAAAATTAAGTAAGTATTGATTTTATCAAATAAAAAAATATATTTGTAGCAATGAATCACTATTATACATCTGATGGGCAGCGAATATCGAAGTCAAAGATTGACAGATACACGGTAGGAGCTAAGAAAGTCGCTTTAGATTCACAGTTTTATGAGTTTGGATATAACTTCTGTGTAGATTGCTTAGTGTCTAGTGGGGTATATCTTGACTGCTCCCACACTATAAGTGTAGACGAGGCACAGAAAACTAGGAGGAGTGAGCTGGCTTATGACCACACTAATATTAAAATAAGATGCAGAGCGTGCCACATTAAACACGATAACCAAAGTAGGATATGAAAGGACTATACGAAGTAACCGCCACTAAAGCAGGTAAAACAATAACAGCAGGAGTATTTGGCAGCATAGCAGACAAGGAAACTTTATTTGCTAGGCTTATGAATAATCATAAGATACTTCATAATGACAGACTACTTTGGAGGCTTACAGATATAAAACTCATTAAGGAAATATGCAAGAATTAGAGGAGCTACAAAAAGAGCTTGACTCGCTCGGTCAGTCTTGGAATTTGTTTGGTAAAGTAGACCGAATGAAATTATTAATAGAGCAACTAAAAGTTAAATTAAGTAAAAATGAGTAACGAAAAAAAAGAAAAAGTGTTTGCAGAAGGGTTTATTTTTAAGATGAAACCTGACTCACCAGAGTGGGTGGTAGGTAGTCTAAGTCTAAAGTCTGAGGATGCAATTGAGTTTATCCATAAACACACCGACAAAGGATGGTTAAATCTAAATGTACACGTAGGTAAGAGCGGAAAGCCTTATGTAGAATTAGACACTTGGAAACCTACACCTAAAGGAGAAAGCCAATCATCAGGAAGTGTAGACACATTTAAAGAAACTGATGGGCTCCCATTTTAATCTATGACCCTAGAGCAAGTATATTTTGATAAGAGCATACGAGACTATGCACTGAGGCTAACATCTAACAAGGAAGAGGCAGACGAATTAGTTTCTATCGCTTTTGAAATATGCTTAACCAAGAAGCCAGTGGATAATATCGCTGGCTTTTTTGCTATGGTAATGCGTAACCAGTGGATAAAGAAGTACAATAAGAAAGACCCATACTTTGACCACGAGAGCAGCAGCAACGATGAGGTGAGTGAGGTGCTTGATAAGATGGGACACTATTACGGGAACATTTTAAAAGCTATATACAACGGGGACAATCTCACACAGATACACAAGGGGGCGTCAATAGGCTACCGCACTTTAAAAAGTGATTACGCCAAAGCAAAAAAAGAATTTAAAATAATGTACGAGAATAAAATAAAGGTGGCTATCATAGTCAGGAGTATAAGCGGTGTGTCATATCATAGGCTCATAGTTCCAATGGCTAAGATGCACAAAGATTATGGCATTGATGTAGTTTGCTTAGATAACAAAGACGATTTGTTTTTTGAGCAGTTAGAAGGAGTCACCCACGTAATATACAACCGTAACATATCACACAAGATGCAGCCAGAAGAAGCCTATATGAAACTAAAGGCGAAAGGAATCAAAGTAATCTGTGATGTAGACGACTACTGGATTATGCCAAAGGGTCACCCAATGAGACACTACTACAATAAAAGCCATCTAGACAAGTGTATAGTAAGAAACTTGAGGCTTGCAGATGTGGTATGGACTACCACAAAGCTACTTGCTGAAAAGATTGCATCGTACAATAAAAATGTGGAGGTAGTAAAGAATGCTTTAGACCCAATGGAAAAGCAATTTGCATACGAGGATTTGAGTATAAACTTCGACACGTTTTTTTACTCAGGAGGTAGCACACATTTAAAAGATTTAAAAATATTAGGCACTGCCTTTGAAAATGAGAAGCTATTGATTAAAGCCCCTATTATACCCAAGAGGATGCAAGCAATAAAAAAGCAGCTTAGTTCCATTAGAGAGTACGCTAAGGATTATGAGCATTGTGGCATCTGTGTTATACCACTTAAAGAAAATACATTCAATAGCTGCAAGTCTGAGCTTAAAATGATAGAGGCCGGACACTTCGCAAAGCCCGTTATGGTATCGGCAGTGAACCCTTACAATTTACTCTCAACAAATAAAAACAGTATAAAGGTATATAATAATGACTGGGCGTCTGCAATAAAGAAAATAAAAGGTAATCATACTATGCAAGTAGAACTAGGATTGAAACTAAAAGAGGACGTGAAGATTAAGCACGACTTAACGAAAGAGAACAAAAAGAGATTACAAACATTATGACCAAAGAGCTAGAGGTTGAGATAACAACTATGTACAAGCAGCAAGGAGGAAGTCTAAGTAAAGAATTAAAGCCTGAGTTTGTTAAGCTATGCAGAGAGGACTTCAACTATAACCCTGATATGGAATGTGGTAAGTGCATATATAAACACGTTTTAAAACTATACTATAAATATATAACATAATGAAAATAAACACAACTAGACAAAAACTAATCGAAGCATTTACAAGTTATAATGCTGATACGATTTCAAAACCAGACGAGTTTGATGACATTGATAATACAATAGGATGTGCAGAAGAACAAGTAGATGAAATAATAAATAGACTAAAAAAATGAAATACATAATAATAATAGCCATCCTTGCAATAGGATGCGACAAAGAAAAAGTAGAACCACCACAGCCAGATTGTAATTGTGGAGTAGTAATACTAACGGGAGGAGCAAGAACGCCTAACGGAGTAAGAACTAGCTGGTGGTACGACATAAGAAATAACTGCACGAATGCGGTGCTTAAAATGAAAGTATCAAGCCCTTATCCAAGTGACGAGCACTGTAGAGATTCGCAATGGTAAAGATTAAAGACATAAAGCTAAATCCGTCTAACCCTAGACTTATCAAAGATGAGAAGTTTGCAAAGTTAGTCAAGTCAATCAAAGACTTTCCTAAGATGATGGAGCTGCGACCTTTGGTAGTAAACGAGGATAATGTCATAATAGGCGGTAATATGCGTTTTAAGGCAATTAAAGAGCTTGGCTATACTAACATACCAGATGAATGGGTAAAGCGAGCAGACGGGCTTACAGACGACGAGAAGCGAAGGTTTATCATTGCAGACAATGTAGGGTTTGGAGAACACGATTGGGATGTGCTAGCGAATGAGTGGGATGTAAAGGAACTTGAAGAGTGGGGGCTTGATGGTTTCCCGTTTGAGATAGAGGAAGAGACAAGCGAGAAAGAAGATAAGCAGCGAGAAACGTGCGAGAAGTGCGGTAAAGAAATATGACAAAAACTGACATACTAAAAGGCACTTTACTGACGGCATTAGAGAAGTCTCTAGGGATAGTGACAACCGCCTGCAAGACTGCAGAGTGTAGCAGAGAAACATTCTACAAGTACTGCAAGGAAGATGAGGTGTTTAAAGCTAAGGTAGATGAGTTGTCTAATATAACACTAGACTTTGCAGAGAGCCAACTTCACAAGCAGATACAAGACGGCAATACTACTGCCACTATATTCTATTTAAAGACCAAAGGTAAGAAGAGAGGCTACATAGAACGTACTGAGGTAATGCAAGAGACTATCTTTAAATCATTAGACATTAATATCATTGATACTGGTGTGCCATTTGCTGATAACGAGAAAGGGATAGTTGATTAAGACTGGCGGACTATATCGGTTAAACTACAATTCACAAGCAGACATAGTAGTAAATCAAGGAGGCACATCTTCTGGTAAAACTTACGCTATCCTTCAAGTACTATTTAGCCTTGCTATAAAATCAGAGTGTACTATCACAGTAGTAGGTCAGGATATACCTAACCTAAAGGTAGGGGCGTTGAGAGATGCCTTAGACATCATTAACGCAGACGAAGTAATACAGCAGCAGTTAGCCTCTTACAATCGCTCTGAGAGGTTAATGACATTTCTAAACAAAAGCGTGATAGAGTTCAATAGCTACGACAACGAGCAGGACGCTAAGTCGGGTAAAAGGGATTATTTGTTTGTAAATGAGGCCAACGGCATACCCTACAATGTATTCGAGCAACTATCTTTGAGGACTAGAAAGAAAGTGTTTATAGATTATAATCCTGACACCTCATTTTGGGTCCACGATAAGATAATACCCTTAGAGAATACTGAGTTGATTATCTCAGATCATAGACATAACCCATTCTTAACGGATAAGACTAGAGCAAAGATTGAAGGGCTTAAAGATAAAGACCTTGACTTGTGGAAGGTGTACGCTCGTGGCATCACTGGACGTATAGAGGGCTTAGTATTAAAGAAATGGTACACTACTACAGAGAGCTTTGAAGATAAGGAGCTTGTAGGCTATGGCATTGACTTTGGTTTTACTAATGACCCTACTTCTATGGTTGAGGTAAGGCAGCAAAACGGAGAGCTATGGATTAAAGAGGTTATCTATGAGACTGGCTTAACCAACCAAGACATAAGTAGTCGGATGGAGATACTAGGTATCAGCAGAGGCACGTTAATTGTGGCAGACAGTGCAGAGCCTAAGAGTATTGAGGAGCTTAGACGGCTTAGATGGACGGTAGACGGAGTAAAGAAAGGAAAGGATAGTATTATGTTTGGTATAAACTTATTAAAGGGTTACACGATAAACGTAGATGCTGGCAGTAAGAATCTAATTAAGGAGCTAGAGCAGTATAGATGGAAGGTAGATAAGAATGGAGACAGCCTTAATGTACCTATTGATAACTATAACCACGCTATTGATGCACTCAGGTATTTAGTAATGCACAAATTTAGTAAAAAAGGGTACGGAAAATATTATGTTATATAAATTAACTGTTGGGCAATACCAGCTATTGAATGAGATAGACGAGGACTTGTCTATGATTGAGCAAAACATCTATGCGGTGTCTGCAATAAAGGGCATCACCTACGAGGAAGCTAGCAGGATAAAAATGGTCGATTTCAGCAAGCTAGTTGAGGGGCTTAGTGACTTCAATGTGAGGCTACTAGAGAAGGTTAGGATAAACAACTCTATCACACTAGGAGGTGTTAAGTATCACATCGAACACAAGCCTGACAAGCTAAGCAGTGGGCAACTGTTGGACGTTCTAAACATACGAAGCAAGAATCAAGGTAAAGCCGTTGAGGTTATGGATTTGCTCTTAGCCGCAATGTGCAAGCCTAAAGGTAAACATTATGGAGATGATGGTATTGGATTGAATGAGCGAGCTGCTTTGATTAGAGACGCCAAACTGTCAGAGGTTTGGAATGTGTTTGTTTTTTTTTGGAATCTTTGGAACAACTACTTAGACAATACAGAGGACTCTTTAATAAAGTGGATGGAGCAGACACCG